CAGAGGACCATCATTACCGAGGCGATGAACCTCCTGCCCGCCAGCGTCGGGGTGGGCGATGCAACGGGCCTCGGCATGGATTCAAACGAGACGCTTCACACTAAGTACGCCGACCGCTGGCAGCCGTTCACGTTTACGACCACGGGCAAGCGTGAAATAGGCAGCCTGCTGAAAACGTGCTTCGGCGACGGCGACCAGATCATCCCGCCCGCCGACGGGGAGCATAAGTTCGTCGCCACGGACGTCTACGCCGTTCAGTCCGAAGGCGGCGCAGAGAAGCTAACGCTGATTGAGTCTGCCAACCCGCTGCTTCCCGACAGCCACTGTGACATAGCTTACGCCCTGGCCCTGGCGCGGAAGGCGGCCGCGATCCAGGCCGCCCAGGGCTACCTCTGGGTTCCCTGTTGACGGAGTGAACATGACACGGACGTCGACAATGCGGACGGAGACGCTCGACGCGGCGGCAGAGGCGCTTGCCGCGATGACGGCGCCGCCGCCGGCGGCCGACGAAAAGTCGATCACGCTCAGCCAGTACGCCCAGCTCTGGTATGCCGGCATGGAAGGCAGCATCAATGCCGGCCTTAATGAGCCCCTAAGCCCCTTCCAGCAGAGCCTATGGGTCTACAAGTGCATCATGGCCCTGGCCCGTACCTGTAGCGGCATCCCCTTACGGCTGTCCGTTGCCGGCGAAGGCGCCAAGTATAACGCCAAGAGCTTCCGGGCGTCCATACGCCGCAGCGGCCTGCGGACACTGCGGCCTGTGCGCGGCTGCAAGGGCGTCTGCGTCGGCCGGGCAGCGGAGGGCGAGATCGTCGAGGCCGGCGACGCCTACGAGCTGCTGGAGCGGCCCAACAGTTATCAGGACTGGCCGAAGCTCCTGACGGCGATGGTCGGCTACATGCTCGCCCGCGGCAAGGTCGCCTGGGTGATGACAGGCATGGCCGGCCGCGGGCGCCGCGCCGCGGAGATTCACTGCATCGACGGCAAGCACATCACACCGCAGTGGGCAAAGGATGCCGCAAGCGGCATGCCCGTGCTGCTGGGCTACATCTACAAGCCGCCCAAGACCGGCGGCGAGGTTGCGCTGACGACGGACGAGGTCAAGTACTGGTCGCTCTGGGATGACTCGGACGATCCCCTGGGCGGCATGTCGCCGCTGACGCCGGGCCGCCTGGCGATTGCGACGGACTATAACGCCTCCCTCTACAACGCCTACAGCCTGGTTAACGGCATCGAGCCGGGGCTGAAGATCAAGTTCCCCCAGTCATTAACCGACCCGCAGCGTGAGCAGTTCCGCCAGAGCCTGGCCATGCGCAATCGCGGGGCATGCCGGGCCAAGCGGGAGCTGATACTGGAGGCCGGGGCCGATGCCGAGACGCTCGGCGAGGTCCTCAAGGACCAGGGCTGGAACGAAGGCAAGCGCACGACGCGGCTTGAGATCTGCGCCCTGTTCGACGTGCCGCCCGTCGTGGCGGGCTGGGTCGACGCGGCGGGCGACAGCTCCGCCTACACGCAAAACGCACTGCGGCAGTTCTACATGCAGGCCATCTTCCCGATGCTCGACGGGTTGCTCCCGGCCATTCAAGAGATCGTCAGCCGCTTCGAGACGCGCCTCGTGGCGTGGTTCGACGTGGAGGACCAGCCCGTCGTCCAGGAGATGCGACTGTCCCGGATGGAGGCGGCGACAAAGCTCTTCGCGATGGCCAGGCCCTGGGCCGACATCGACGCGATGCTCGACCTGGGCCTGCCCGCACGGCCGTGGGACGAGGTAGGCTGGGTTCCCATGGGGCTCGTGCCGGCCTCGGAGCAGATGTCCGGCGGGGCGGCGCTTCCGGCGGAAGATGAAGGCGGCGCAGAAGGCGCGGACGAAATCGGACAAAGCAGCGGTGAAGGCTCTGCCAAATCCGCAATCCGCAATCCGCAATTTACAATCGACAAAGATTCCGCAGATCGCCTCTGGCGGAGCTGGGAGCGGTCCTGGGCGCCCCTGGCCAAGATCGCCGCGCGGATGTACGCCAACCACTTCGGCGCCCAGCAGCGTGTGCTCCTCAAGCTGCTCCGCAAGTACCTGGTCGAGGCAAACCGGGCTGCGAATTCCGGGCCGGCTGTTAAGTCCGAGGCGATTATCGCACGGATACTCGTAGAGGTCTTCGAGGATAAAGACGCCCGCCTGAAGTTCCGCGCCCGCGTCCAGCGCGTCGTGAACGATTCCGCCGAGCTGGGCCTCCGTCAGGCGCTCTCGGAGGCCGGGCTTGCCGGCCAGGCGCTCGACGAGGCGGCCGGGCGCCTGATGGGCGACCCGCGGATTGTCGAGACGCTCAAGAGCGAGACCGTCCGCATCTCCACCAGGATCGACGCATTCACGCGCAACCACATACGCGACAGCCTCCTTGAGGGCGTCCAAAACGGCGAGACGGTCGGCAAGCTCGCCGACCGCGTGCAGGACTTCATGGGCGGGCGCCGCACGGCGAGCCTGTCGGTGGCGCGCAACACGGTCAGTCAGACGCTCTCGACCTCGCGCCACGAGGGCGCGGCTGCCGCCGGGATGACGCACAAGGGCTGGATTCACTCGCGCGGGCCGGGCGAGAGGCGGCCCGCGCACATCGCCGCCGAGCAGGCGTACCGCTCAAGCCCGATCCCGATCGCGGAGCCCTTCGTCGTCAACGGCTACTCGCTGGCCTACCCGCGTGATTATTCCAGCGGCGCCGTGGGCGAGTGCGTCAACTGCCAATGCGTGGCCCTCTATTCGCGCGGCAGCCGACGGAGCGTCACGGAGCTGCTTGTAAGGGGCTTTTATGGTTACGACCAGATGACGGCCGCAAGGACTGCGGCCGGGAACACCCAGGCGGCCGGAGACGGCCAGGATGGCGACGACGGCCAAGGGGACCAGACATGAACAGCGAGAAATTCATCTTTGCAATGGTAAAGCGCTTTAACGACGCGGGAGAGCTTGAAGCGGTGGCATCGACGGGCTCTCTGGACCGCGACAGCGAGATAATCAAGCCGGAGGCCTGGCGGGCGTCGCTGCCGACATACCGGTCGAACGCCGTCATCCTGGCGACACACATGCACAGGCTCTCGACCGGTGACTCGCCGGTGATCGGTTCGGCGTCCTTCATCGACGTGCAGGGCAGCGAGCTTGTCTTCCGCATGAAGTTCGCCGGCACGGAGCTGGGCCGCCAGTACGAGCAGCTTTACCGCGAGGGGCACATGAAGGCCTTCAGCGTGGGCTTTTGGCCAGTAAACGGCGAGTGGCAGGACCTCGACCGCGGCAAGGCCGGCCGGAAAAGGGTCTGGGTCCACACGGAGGTCAACCTGCTGGAGATCTCCGCCGTGCCGGTCCCGGCTAACCCCGAGGCCCTGGTCCGGATGCGCGAGCTGGAGGCCAGGGCCGCCGGCGAGACGCTCTCCGGCGTCAAGGCCGAGCTCGAAGCGATCGTCAAGGCTCAGCTTGCGGCCGCCGGCCTGGGCAAGGACGCAATCGAAAATCTGAAATCGGAAATCATAAAGCGCCTGGATGAAGCGGTCATGGAGATCCGCGACCAGGTCAGCCAGGCGCTCGAGATCGTGGAGCTGCCGTCAGACTCACTCGGCCAGGCCAACCCGCCGGCGAAGGGCGCCCCCGCCGGCGGAGAGAAGGCCGGCCGCGCCGACGGCGGCGAAGGGGCCGGTGGCATCGACCGTGCCGCGGGCAGGCTGCTTAAGGTCTGCGGCGGCTTAGGCACAACAAAACAAGGAAGATGACTATGGAAAAACTGACGAAGATTTTCCTGGCGCTGTCGGCGATCCTCTCAATGCCCGTCGACCAGCGCGACGACGAAAAGCTGAAAAAGACCCTCAAGGAGGCCGAGGACTTCGTGGCCTCCGATGAGATGAAGGCGTGGCGGGAGCTGAAGCCCGAAGAGGTCAAGAAGGGCCTCGAGCAGATCAGGGCCGAGCATGACAAGACGGTAGAATCCATTCGCAAGCTCGAAAAAGCCGGTCTCAAGATGCAGGACCGCCGCGTCGAGGTGCTGGGCTACCGCGAGATCATGGACCTGCGCCGGATGCAGAAGGTCTTCCGCTATAAGGACCAGGCCGAGCAGTTCGGCGCCTTGGCTGCCCGCTCCATCTTCGGCAAGTCGGAGCGATACAAGGAGATCGTCAGCGAAAAGGCCCGCACCATGGCCGACGAGCTGGTAAAGGACCTCGACCCGGGCGTGGCCGGAAGCGGCGCCGAGCTCGTCGCCAACATCTACATGGCTGACCTGATCGCCAACGTCGAGGCCGTCGGCACATTGTTTACGTTGTGCGACCGCGTGCCTCTCCAGACGATCGGCCAAACGATCTGGCCGAAGCTGACTGGCGAGCTGACCGCCTCCCCGCTGGCTGCCGGCGCGAAAATCACAGAAAGCGCTCCGACCTTCTCGACGGTCCCCATGACGCCGATCAAGTGGGGCGTACTGACTCCGGTTCCGAACGAGTTCTTCCGCAATCCGACCCTGCTGGATGCACTCGGTCAGAGGCTTGCCTGGTTGATCACGAGGGCAATCGCTTATGCCTTCGATAACGCGATGGTTAACGGCGACGGGACTGCCGACTACGGCAACATCACGGGCCTGCTCCAGGATGCCAACATAAGCGCCGTGACGGCCGGCGCCGCCACCACGATCGGGGCCTACACGGGTGCTGATGCCGGCAACGTGGTTGCGGGGATCGGCGTTGACTACGCCTTGGATCTGCGGTGGTTCATGAGCCTGTCGGCAGAGCGGAAGATGCGCAATGTCCGCGACACGCTCGGCCACCCGCTCTTTGATCGCGGCAGCAACAGCGAGCCCAACACGATCGACGGCTACCCCTACAGCACCTGCCAGCGGTTCCCGGCGGCAGGTTCGGTCGGCGCCGACACGAAATGGGGCGCCTTCGGCGACCTGATGCTCAGCCACTACTTCGGCACGCTG